TTCTCCATTGCAAAAAGACAACGACGGCAAATCTATTGTTACCGTTGGCGCAATTGCAATTGTACGTATGCACGGCGAAGTTATTAAAACAGGAGACATGTGTGTATATGGCGCAGATGAAATTGTTGCAGCTTTAACAAAAGCAGAAAACAATCCAAACGTTGCTGCAACTATTTTTGATATTGATGGACCAGGAGGCGCGGTAAATGCAATCGGTTTATTTCAAGAATTTGCGAGAGATGTAAAAACAAAGCCAATTATAGGCTATGCAGATTCTGCTTTATCACTTCACTATTGGACAGCTGTAGAAGTTTGCGACCAGATAATTGCATCAAACAATGTATCTGCTCGTTTTGGATCCGTTGGTGTTGTTTTGTCATTTGCTGACAATGTTAAAGCGATGAAAAAAGCCGGGTATACCATTCACGAGATTTATCCAGACGAATCCAAACACAAAAATTTAGCGTTTGCACTCGCTAGAAAAGGAGATTACAAAGCAATTAAAGAAGAGTTTTTGTCGCCTTTAGCACTTAATTTTCAAGATAGAGTAAGAGCAAATCGTCCAAATTTAAAGGAAGAAGAAGGTGTTTTAACAGGTAAAACTTTTTTTGCAGATGAAGCATTACGCCTGGGAATGATAGATGGCATTGGCGGAATGCAAAAAGCGATTAGAACCGCACAATTAATGAGTTCAAATAAGTAATTAATATAAATCCAGTAAAATTAAAATCATGTTTAAAACAACAATGGCAATGGCAATGGCACTAGCAAGTTTTCTAGGTATTGCAGGTAAAGAAATTCCAATCGCAGACGGTAAAGTCGCCTTTACGGTAGATCAAATGAAAATCTTGAATGACGGCTTCACAGAAGCTACAATCCAAGAGGCAATTAATGCAATGAATAAAGAAATTGCAGGAGCGCCACAAATTAAACAAGCGCAAGCGCAATTAGATATTGCATTGCAAAATTACAAAACAGCAGAAGAAGCTGCAGCAGATAAAGAGAAAGAAAAAGCACCTGGAGCAACAGACGAAGATCCAGATTTATCTGCAAAAATAGAATTATTAACGTCTAGAGCAAAAAGCGCAGAAGATGCGTTGAAGTTGGAAATTAAAAACAGAGATCAATTAGTTTCAGAATTAATGGAATCTGCAGATGACGATTCGCCAATAGATAGAATTCTAGGTAAAAATGCAAGACAAATGGTAAAACATAGTGCAACACACTTATTTGGTTCAGGCAGTGCTTTCGATGCTTTTGAAGGTAGAAACTGGAACAAATTAGCAGCAGGTAAAACAACATCTGCTACAGATTGGTCAGATTCTGTAAATATTCAGAAATTAAACGGCGATTCTAATTTATACGTTCGTGAAAATCCGAATACAATAGAATCTTTACACAGAGATTCAAGAGGTTTACCAGCAGATTGGAAACGTACATTTGGTGTTGTAGATTTAATTGCATCGGGCACAATTGCAACGGCAGAAATTACGCAAGGCCGTCAATTAAATTGGGCGCCTAAAAACAATCAAGACATTCAAGCNGAAGAAGGTAAAATCTACCCAATTAAAATTGACATTGAATTTGTTGGTTATTATTTGCAAGAAATAGAAGCTTCTTGGTTAGCGTTCATGAACAAAGAAGGCTCGCAGTATGATAAAATGACATTTGTTCGTTTCTTATTACAAGAGATTGATAAAACAGCTCGTTTAGAAGATAGAGTAGCTACAATTAAAGGTGTTCACGTTGCAACGCCAAAAAGTGCGAATAAAGCAGGTCGTTTTATCAACAGGCAAAACGGAATCTTATTTTTACTATGGCAAGCAAGAGATATCACTAAAAAATATAGAGCGTTTAGCCTTGGCTTACCTACTCCTGCAAATATTGTGGATTATGTAGACAATGCTCTTAAATCTTTACCGGATGATGTTAGAAACATGCAAGGTTTATCGTTAAACTTGTCTGAATCTTGGATTAGAGCGTACAAACGTAGATCAGAACAATTGTATGGTACCAATAACGATTACACAGGTTACCCAACAAATCCTAAAGATTACCCGAACATCAAGTTTCAGGAAATAATCGATTTAGATGGATCTGACTTTATGTTTATCACATTCCCTAAAAACATAGAAATTTTAGAGAATATACCTAAAGAAAAATCTTTATACCGTTTTGGTTTTGATGGAAAAAGAAACATTTTCATAATCGCAGATTACAAAATGGGAATTCGTCCAATCCACATTGGTAACAAAGTTAAAGATGGAGATCCTGCAGCATTTAAAGTTCAGACTATTTGGTCTAATGATGTTCCTGTTTTTCAATCAGATTTCTTTGCTCCTGTTTTTGATGATACAACGGGCGAAATCAAAGCAACTTTTAATCAATTAAAAGTAGATGATGGTTTTGCAAATGATATTACAGCGTTTTCAGGAATGCCAGCGGGTACAATTGTTAAGATTCAAGGAGATACTGGTTTAGCGAATGCTATAAATGTGAAAGACAATGCAGTTTTCGATTTAGCGTCAGACTTTAATTTAAAGTTAGGCGGTACATTAACATTAAGAGTAATGACAGATTTAACGTTAAAAGAATTAAAAAGAACAACAGCTCCAGAAACTGTGCCAACAGCACAAGTGGTAGAGTTTACAGATGGTTCTTTAGATTCAGATAACGGTAGCGATTTTGTTTTTTCAGGAACTTCTAGCATAACGGTAGATGAAATTGCAAACGGTGTACCAGGTCAAGAATTAAAAATTACAGGTAATGCAGATGCAGCAACTGTAACGATTAATAATGTTGTAACAATTGGTGTTGCAAGCGCAGCTGTTTTAGCTGTAGCTACAGATAGTATAGAGTTTGTTTTCATTGATGGGAAATGGACAGAATTTAACAGAAATATAGCTTAAGATTATGAGTGGATATAGAAAATCAGTGCCTAGACCTGCGCAAGCAGGTGCTGGCGCACCAAGTCCTAAAAACGGGAAAATCACTGTAATTTATGCAGAAGATATTTTAAGTTTTCCAGAAAGAGATTTAGGCGGCGTAAAGTTAGTAGGGAACATTGTATTAAAATCTGGTGCTAAAATGCATTACTTGTACATGACGCCTACTTCACAGAAATTGAATGATGAAATTACTGGAGATGAAGACATGGAAGCTTTTACAAAAAAAGCAGAAGGTATTCATCCGGGCGATTCGTTAGATATCAGAGAATTTAGAGCAAATGCTTTAGGTGTTCCATTTGTTTTAATTTTTGGCGCAGGTTGTGGTAAAAATACAGGAGACGTTATTGGTACGCCATGTAATCCTGTAAAACTAAAAGGCAGCTACGCTAGCGATAATGAAGGAATCAAAAACGTTATGATGTTCGATGCTGTTTTACCAGACAGAGAGCCTATTGGCTTATATTCTGGCGAAACCACGTTTGCAGAGAACTTTATTGCTGCAGATGAAGATTTAGCGTTAACAGTTGCAAATGGTGTAGTGCAAGAACTACCAGCTTTTGCTTTAGCAGAAGTCTTAACAGCAACAGCAATAGATTTAGACAACGGTGCAGTCGTTTCTTTAATTGGTGGCGGTGGCGCAGATCCAGCAACGTTAGACGTTGGTGTGCAAGGCGTAGTAACTGTTATTTTATTAAACGGTACAGTTTGGACGGCTTTAAAAGGCGCAGTNATAAATCTAGAAGTTATTAAAGGCGGTGCTACTACCTATTTAGTAGAAAAATCAAGAGCATAGAAAAGCTTCATTAGTAAGTTTGGTTAGTTGATTAAACTCGTTTCTGTAATGGAAACGAGTTTTTTTATACGTGCAATTTCTTCATGTCTTAAATAGTTGCACAAACTTTATTTTCTTTACCATATCGCAGTCATGCATAAATACAAAAACTCATGAAAAATCAAGGTTTAGAATACTTTAAAAATCTACCAAAAAGCAAAGAAGAGCAATTTAATAAGGCGTTTCAGCTTTACAAAAAATGCAAAGAAAAGTCGTTAAGTTTAGAACGTTTCTACAATCAAGCAGGCTACTCGCATACTAATTTAGATGCATTGCATTATGATCTTCAAAAATTGCTAGGCATTACAGCTTCGCAGATTAAAAACTTTGCATCAGCAATTAAAGTGGTTCAATTACTTCCAAAAATTGAATTAACAAAAGACCAGGTTAATGAAACTTCTTCAGAAGATTTAATTAATTATTTCACACAAGAAAAAATTCAATTTCCTGTAAAGCCAAATTTCGAAACAGAAGATGGTTATGCAGAAATGAAAGCCTATATCAAAGAAAACAACATCGAATCTCCATCACTTAAAAAAGTGGATATTTTAGAAGCTATTGATATTGAATATCATCAATTCTTAAAAGATATTGCAAACAATTATTTTGATGGTTTAAACACGCAAAAAAATAATCAAGATGATGCGCCAATAAAAGTTACAGCAACTTCTGCAGAAGAAGTTTTCACAAATGCGCCAGAAGAAGTTAAAGAAGCAATAAAATTACGTGACGAGTTTCCTTTTTTAAATGAAAAAGATTGTCCAGACGAATTTTATATACTTGTTGGAAAAATGTTTAATCATTTAAAGGCGTATAAAAAAGCACACGAAAATTTATTAGTAGTTCTTTCTGCAGATGCAAATGGCGAAGATGTTGGTGTTAAATTATCTGAAGAAGAAATCAATGCTTTAGCACTTTCTGCTGTAGAAAATTTCCAAGTGCAAGAAGATATAAGAACGGAATTACAGTATTTCAAGGAAAACGGAAAAGTTTTAGGCAATCATCCTATTTTTATTGAGCGTAAATTAAAAGAATCTATTGATGCGTTAACAGTGGAAGCTGGAACGAAAAAAATATCGAATCTTGAAAATTACATTCGTAGAGATAACAAGCATTTAGAAACTGCTATAAAAGCAAAAAACACAGAAGATATAGAAAAATTCACGCAAAAAGTCAAAGAATGGGAAATCGAATTAAGTCTAATCAAGACAAAATTCAATTTTTCGAATGACAAATAAATATTTTGATTTAACTCCCCCGAATTCGGGGGTGTTAAACAAAAACACTTCTGGACATTTTGTGTCCAAATATTTGGCAATTCATTATCAAAAGATAAAGAATTTAGACAAAGAACTCCAACGGCTCCCAAATCCAGAAGAGTTTTTCTTTTTACAATCGGCTTCAAGTTTTAACGGCTTCACTTTTATTCCCTTAATTGGCAAAAACGAAACAATACAGCATCTTCACGCATCTACATATAGCATCTCTAAAAATGTGATTGACGCATTAATACAATTGCATGACAAAGGCATCATTGAAACTATTACGCTAATTATTTCTGATTCGCTAATAAAAAGAAATCCAAAAACAATCGATTATTTGAATGCGCTAATTAAAAATAGGGCAAATTTTACAGTAATTTATTCTTGGGTTCACGCAAAAGTGTGCATTGCAAAGACAAAAAGTAACTTTTATATTATAGAAGGTTCTGGTAATTGGTCTTCAAACGCCCAATATGAGCAATACATTTTTGCAAATAGCAAAGGTGTTTATGACTTTAGATTGTTGCTTTTTACAGAATCGAATTTGCGCAATAAATTAAAATAAAACACAATTAATTAACTTATGGGTTAAATTTTGTAAATTAGTCGTCTCAATTAGAGTTTATGACCACAACATATCTAAGCATTCCAAATCCCTTAAAATTTTCTGATGAAGAATTTGAAACAATAGAAAATTTAGCTGCATGTAATTTTACGCCCAAAAATATGGCGCTGTATTTAGATGTAGATGAAATTCTTTTTGAGAGTGAATATCTAAATCCAACTAGCAAAGTAAGGCATCATTTTAACAAAGGTGTTTTGTCTGCGCAATTCGAGAAAGACAATCAGATTTTAGAAAACGCAAAAAGCGGAAATATTACAGCGTATCAAGAAAGCAACAAAGCATCAGAAAAAAGAGCATTCGAAAATCATAAACATAGAATTTTAAACGAAATTTAAGTATGCTTTACATCGGCTTATTTATTGGTTTCATTTTAGGAAGTGTAACAATCCTATTTATTATTTTTTCAGATAATGAATAACCAAAACACTCTAATAAAAAAAGTTTCCATCAACGACATCTACGATTTTGTAGATAACGGTGATCCTGCGGAAACTCCGCCAGAAATAGCACTCTATTTTGTACTAATGGAAAAAGTGCGTCAATTAGATTCGCGTGCGTTAGATTATGGCACAAAAACGTCTGTAATCAATCATTTGGTAAAGGCTGAGCATCTTACAAGGCATTTAGCAGAGAAAGTGTATTATGATGGTTTGGAATACTACAATGCATCTAACAGACTATCTAAACAAGCGCAACGAAATGTATATGCAAATAAAATTGACCGTCAAATCGCAATTTGCGAGCCGTTTGTAAAAGAAATAAAAGACGCCAAAGATTTAGTAATGATGATAGAAAAGGCGGCTAAAATTCGTCAGTTAGATAAAGAAGAAGTAGAAATAATCCCTGCAGAATGGCTAAAAGAAACGTTCAATTTATATACTACAAATATGATTGAAGCTGGTCTAGAGCCAATAAATGATAACTTATTAATTAAACAAATAGACAATTACCAAGATCTAACAAACAAAGAAAAGGCGCAGGTTAAAAGAGAGGCGGGATTATTAACGTTAGAAATTTTTCCAAATGACAAAGAGAATCCACGTAAAGAAAGATAATAACGTAAATATCCGTTATGAAACTTGGGTTGGCGTAATGTGCGCTCTAATTGCTGCAAAAACGCAAATTCTAATCATTGGGCGTGGTGGTGGTAAAACGACCAATTATATGGCAGAACGTTCTATGACCATTAATAAAGAAATGCAAAATGCGTATTTCTTTTTCCTTTCGGATACCTATGTAAATGCACTCGATAACATTGTGCCTTCTTTATTGGAGGGTTGGCGCAGAAAAGGCTACAAAGAAAATATTGATTATGTGGTAGATAAAGCGCCGCCTGCTCATTTTAAGGAGCCGTACAAACAGCCATTGTCTTACAAACATACAATATCAACTCGTTTTGGTAATTTTTACAAATTAGGTTCTGCAGATGTTCCAGCATCTTTAGCGGGGAACTCTTATCAACACGGTTTTATAGATGAGGGCAGAAACATAGATGGCAAAGCAATTTTAAAAATAATGCCTGCTTTGCGTGGTTTTCCTGCAATATCTAATTCGGTTTATTATCGTGGTTTAACAGCTGCCACAGATATGCCAAACATTGCAGCTGGCGATTTCGATTGGATTCTTAATCACGAAAAAAATATGGACGTTCAGCAAATTAAAGATTGTTTGAATGTGGGAATCAAACTAAACAAAATTAAATTACAAATTTATAATGCCATTCGTGATAAGAATTACAACGAGTTGGTCAATTTAAAAAGACAATTAGAACGCTGGACGGTTAGGCACATTCGCGCACGCAAAAATTCAACATTATTTTATCAAGTTTCTGCCTTAACAAATGTGGGTATTTTGTCTCCTGGTTATTTTCAAGATCAATTGGATTTGTTAGGACCAGAAGAATTTAAAAGTGCCGTGTTAACATTTAAGCCAACAATTAAAAAGGGCGAAAAATTCTATACAACATTAGGCGAACATCATTTTTATGATGACGGAATATTACCAGGCTTTTATGAAAAATATAGTATTGGCGATGCTGTCCAGGCTTCTTCTTTAGCATTAAAATATGTAGATCCAAACAGACCAATTGAGGCAGGCGTAGATTTCGGAAATATGTGTTCTATGATTACTGGCCAGACGTTGGGGAATTATGTAGATTTAATGAAAGAATTTCACACTTTAGCGCCAGAACACGTAAAAGAATTGGCGTATAAATTTACGCAGTTTTACAAATTTCACAAAAGAAAAATTGTCGATTTGTATTATGACAGATCGGGAAACCAGAACGCAGCAATTAAAAAAGATTACGCCACAGAATTGCAAGGGTACATTGTAGAGCAAGGTTGGACGGTTAATTTGATGAATAAAAATCAAGCAACAATTTTTCAAGAAGAAGAATTCAATTTAATGAAGATTTTTTTCGGCGGATACAAAAAAGAATTACCAGAAATACGCATCGATAAATTCGGATGCAAAAATTACATTTCATCTATAAAATTGGCGAAATTAAAATTAAGCAAACACAGAAGCACAGGATCCACAATCATACAAAAAGACAAATCATCAGAAAAGTTACCATTAGCACAATTGCCAATGTATTCCACAAACTTTTCTGATGCAGGTAAATACTTTTTCTTTCGACCAGAATGGGTGAAGATAACAGTTCAACGTGGTTTGTTAAGTATGGGCGCGCCAACTGTTGGGTAAATAGATAAATAATATTATGAAAAAAACAGAAATTGAGAATTACATCAAAGAAAACAGATTAAAAAAATCAATGCTAGATATGTCTATAGTCTTAGGTATATCCTACAACAAAGTAAGAAATTATATGGTTGAGAATAATCTAATGATTTCCAAAGAATTGGTTTTAAAAATTAGAAGTTCAAGAAATAAAGAAATTGCAAATCAAGAAAAGCCTTGGAATTGGAATGCTTGTTTATGAACTAAATATAAATCAAAAATAAAAAGTAGAAATATTTTTTTCAACTCCAAGATAAAAAACGTTTTTTCAATGTTTCTTTATCGGCGGTTGAAAAATGTATTTCGGGTAAAATAATAAAACAAACCCACTAATAAGAACGGTTTTAAAAACCCGGTCGTCGCGGCTGATTTTTAAAGGTGGGTTTTAAAAAATAAAAAAGTTTGCAAAAACTTTTAAAAAAAATCGAAAAGCAATACTTACCATTGCTTTTCGATTTTTTTTTTGAAAAAAAGAAACGCCATTTAAGGCGCTTCTTGTCTTATAAAAT